CGTCGATCCCGAGCACCCGCTCGATGTAGCGGACAAGGGCATGGTCCGAAACGATGACGATGGGCTTCTTCACCTGTCCACCTCGATCCCCGCGCGCCGGCACATCGCCTTCAGCGCATCCACCACGTCGGAGATCTCCGACCACTCCTGCATCCGGTCGATGTCGATGGGGACCGAGCCCCATTTCTTCTCGAACCGCGCCCGGATGAAGGCATTGAGACCGCGGGCGCCGCCCGACCGCACCGCGCCCTTCTCGTGCAGGAGCCGCCACATCACGTGGCAAAACCGCACGTCAGCCCGCTCGGCCGCAGGGCGCCCCTTTGCTTGGCGACGACCGTCGAAGGGGCGGAAGCCCCGCGCCTTCAACGCCTCGATGACCTTCCTGAGGTCGCCGTCGGTCATGTCGGCCATGCTGGCCTTGCCGGTCACGACAAGCTGGAGGTCGCGGCGCGTCTCGGCGTCGAGCCCGAGCTCGCGGCAGCCGACGTGGACGAGTTTCTGGAGCGTGCGGTCAGTCATCGCCGGCCCTCACCCAGGTCGTCACCGGCTGTCCGCGCAGGCCGGCGACCTTGCCGGCGCGCCGCGCGAGGCCCTGGTCCTCCAGCCGGCGCAGGCTGCAGATGACGTTGCCCTTGCTCTTGCCAAGTCGCACTGCGATGGCCTCGGCCGTCACCGGATGCTGGTCAAGTTCGTCGCGCACCTTGGCTTTGAGGCTGCCCCAGTTGCGGGTTTCCTCGGCGATCTCGCCTTCGAGGAGCCGCCTGGCGGTTTCGGCGGCGCTGCGGTGCAGCGCCCTGGCATAGGCGGCCTCGTCGATTGCGGAGTGCACGCTCACGGACATCACGCGCGCCCCGCGGTCTTGCCGAGTGTCGCGTCGATCGCGTCCTGGTTGCCCAGCGCGATGTTGGCCCGCACCAGTTCGATCGCGTCGGCGGGGGTCATCTTCCGCTGGTCCTGCAATGCGATCAGCTGCCCCACCAAATAGCTGCTGACGGCGAGCATGTCCTCGGCGGTCATCTCGGCGCCGTGCTTTGCCAGGAGGGCGGCGAAGCCGAGCCGGAACGCCTCGTAATGGCGGGGCGGCTTGATCCGTTTCATGGGGGTGCTCATCTGGTTCCTCGGCTGCTCGTCAGGACCGGGCCACCACGCCCGGCCGACCGGCCGACGGTTTCCCGGCGGCGGTTTCGCATCAGGACTTCGATGCCTTGAAGGCGAGGTGGCGCGATGCCGGGATGCGGATCGCCTCGCCGGTGGCCGGGTTGCGGCCGTCCCGTTCGGCGCGGTCGCGCATCTCGAAGCGGCCGAAGCCCTTCAGGGTGACGGCGTCACCGGCGGTGGTAATCGCGGCGATCTCGGCCACTAGTGTGTCGATCACCTCGCCGACCGTGGTCCGGTTGATACCGGACCGCGCGGAGACCTGTACGATCAGGTCGGACTTGCTCGCTGTCTTCATGTTTCCCTCCGTGGGGGTTGGCGCCCGCGACCATCGCGGGCTTGAACTCAGTCTTCAGCAACACGGGAATGGCACGCGGGCTCGTACTCGAGCGTGCAGTCGATCTCCGTCTGGCATTCCGGGCAGGTGTGGCGGCCGCAGCCAACGTTCCCGAGGTCGTGGTAGCAGGCCGGGCACGTCCAGTAGTCGTTCCGGCCCGGGTTGCTGCAGTGATCGGCGAAGGGCTTATGGTTCATCGTCGATCACCGCCCAGAGCAACAGGATCAGCCAGACCGGCCAGAGCGCCCCGACCAGAGCGCCGATGTATGCGTAGACCGTAAGGATCATGTCTCCCATCGCTTCCCCCTCACGCCTTCGCCAGATCGATGGTGATGGCCTCCCACGGCGCGTCGGCCGCCGCCCGGCGGTAGAAGCGGACGTAGCTCTTCGAGCCGACCACCCGCATCGCGTCGCGGATCGCCTGCATCGCCCGCTTCCAGCGGCCGTCGGCGATCTCCAGCCGCAGGAGCGAGTAGAGCGCCGCGCGGTTGATCTGGCCTTCCTTGTCGGTGTTGAAGGCCCGCGTCACGACCGCCTTCAGCTCGTCGCCAGCGCTCGCCGTCCAGTCGTTCAGACATTCGTCGACGAGGCTCTTGGCGATCTGCAGCTCGGGGCCGAACTGGATGTTGTCGGCGACCTGGACGGTGATCTTCAGCAGGCCGTCGTAGGACATCAGCGTCTTGTTGCCCTTCTTGCCGCCGACGGTGGCGCCGTACTGCTCGGCGAGGAGCGCCTCGAAGGCGCCGAGGTTCTCCTGGAAGTGGGAAAGGAAGCGCGAGAGCTGCTCGGAGAGCGCCACGGCATGACCCATCTCGGAGCGGACAAGCTCGTCCTCCATGACGTTCTGCGGCTTGACGGTGCCGATCGGAAGCTTGGCCCCGTCGGGGCCGAGGATGTGTTCGACGCCGTCGATCATGACACGGCCGGTCGGGATCGGCGCCGGCGGATAGGGGGTCTGTTCGGGTATCATGCCCGTTCTCCTTCGGTATGGGGGATGAGGTTCGGAGGCGCGTAGGCACCCGGGTGGATCGGCGTGACGCCGAGGACGGCAAGGAGGATGGCCATGGCCTCCACCTCGTCGAGGCTTACGAGCGACGCGCCGCGCAGGCCGTCGCGATCGACCTTGCCGACGCCGCGGGATGCTCGTTCGGTCAGTTCGGGGATGGTGAGGCGGTTCATTGCAGCACCGGCGGCATGTTCGCCTCGGCCGCGTCCGCCGCGATGCTGCGGATCACGCCGAGCATATCCTCGACAGCCATGGAATTCGTGACGGAGCGGATGCCGATCACATTGGCCGCCGCGACGATCAGCGCCTCCATGTACTCGCCGTCGGCGAGCGAGAGGTTCACCAGCGCCGCGACGGTCGCCGCGCGCTTCTCGGCCCGTGCCCCTTCCGACAGGTCATCAGCCCTTCGGGTGCTGCGTCTCATCGGCGACCTCCCTGGCGTTGCGTGGGCATTGCGCGCAGGCGCGGTACATCCGCACCCGGAGCGAGTTGACGTTGACGAACCGGCGCGCCTTCTCTCGCCAGTGACGGCACTGGTGCGCCGGGATCGTCCCGAGCGCGGGACATTCGACCCGGGCACTCCTGAAGACCCCGTTGAAGAGTTCTTCAACGGCGCCGATATCGCCCGGGTAGCGGTTGGCGAGCACGAGGCTCACCAGCGAGGCCGACCGGCCGATCTGCGCGGCCACCCGGCTCTGGCTCGACATGCCGCACTCGACGGCGAGCGCCTCGACCCATTCCGGTATATCCGGGCCCCAGGCGGCGCGGGCCTTCTCGACAGGGGCGCTCATGCCAGCCCCCCCGAGATGTAGGTGTATTCCCGAAGGTTCTCGTCCCACACCGCCCGGACGCGGCGCTCGCGCGGGGCGCGCGGACCGGTGTCGCGCACGAGCCGGTAGATCGCCTCGCGCCGGCCCGGAAGCGCCTTGGTGATGACGCGCAGGTGCCCCGAGCGGACGAGCATCTGGCAGTACTCCTGGGCGGTCGCGAGCGAGACCGCGGCTTCCGGAGTGTGGGAATGGGCCATCACGTCGGTCGGCGTGAAGGACTTCAGGCTCCGCATTGTCCGCCACATGTTCGCGACGGAACTGCCCTGCCGGATCACCGTGCCGTCCGGACGGGTGCGCGCCGGCAGCTCGGTCCGGCCCGGCGCCACGCGGAACTCGTAGCGCCCGGCCCGACCGGCGCCGAGGAGCTCCACGGCGCCGGTGCGCTGCCAGCCGCGGACGATGTCGGTCGCCCGCTCGATGCCGATCCTCATCTCGGCCGCGAGCGCGTAGTAGGTGAAGGTCCTCATGCGCAGCGCGGCCGCCCAGGAGGCTTCCTCGATCGCCCGGCGGCGTTCGGCGACCGTCGTCATGCCACCCTCCTGCGCGCCGTCGTGGTGCCGATGGCGAGATTGCGCCGGGCCTCCGGTGCCTCGCCGGTGAAGAGCTCCATCTTCGCCTTGGCCCAGTCCTCCCGCGAGAGCGCGGCGTGGCCGCGCACGATTGCGAACTCGCGGAGCCGCGCGAGGTTCACGCATATCCGCCGGATCGACCGCGCGGACCGCTCGAGGACGAGCTGCATCAGGTCATCGCTGAGGCTCACGTCGCGGCAGTAGATCGCCGTGAGGTGCCGCACGTCGGAGAGGGTTCCCTCCTGTGCGGGCACCCAGTCGAGCATCCGTCCGTGGACCCGCTCCCAGGCCTGCAGCTTCTGCGGCAGGAGTTCCTCGCCGACGAGGATCACCGGCGAGCCGGAGCTTTCGTGGAACTCGCGGGCGAGTTCGATCATCCCGCCCTCGACCAGGAAATCCGCCTCGTCGATCAGGAGCGGCCGGCCCGAGCGGGCGAGTTCCTCGGAGACCCGCGCCGCAAGATCCGCGAGCGTGCCGCGCGGCTTGACGCCGAGCTCGATCAGGATGGCCGAGCAGAGGTATTTCGGGCGCCAGGAGCTCTTCACCTGGACGAGGCAGGCGTCGAACTTGTTGGCGGCGTAGATGCAGCCGTAGCTCTTGCCGAAGCCCGAGGGCCCGTAGAAGGTCGCCATCCCCGGCAACCCGTGGTCGCGCTTTTCCACCCGCTCGATCAGGGTCACCAGCGCCGCGACATTGGCGAGCGGTGCCACGCTGTTGTAAAGGTTTCTGTCTTCTGTCATCCTCGTCTCCGATCACTGCCCAATTCCGCCGCGGGGCCTTGCCCGCCCCCGGCGGTTCACTCACCCGAAAATCGCGTCGCCGAAGTCCTCGTGGAGCATCTGCATCGATGCGTATTCCGGGGTCTCGGCGTAGGCGATCAGCCAGCGCTGGTCCTCCGCCGCAACCGTCTCGCCGGCCTCGAGCCGGGCTTTCATCTGCAGCGCGCGGCGGAACCGCTCGCTCCGCTCGCGATCCGCGTCCAGCGCCTTCGCCTGGGACCGGTGGGCGGCGAGATCGGCGATGATCTCTGCCTGCGCCCGCTCGACCTCGGGCGAGAGCGCCGGCGCGGTCGCGGGCGCCGCCTTGCCGAAGACCGGCCGCACGACCTTCGCCTCGACGGGCTCTGCCTTCGGCAGCGCGGCGTCGGAGAGCAGCGCCTTGACGTCCGCCGCCCGCATCTTGCGGTGGGCCTCGAGCGCGGCCTTCTCGGCGCTCATCCAGGCACGGCGCGCCTTCGAATGCGCGCGGGCCTCCTCGATGTCGAAGAACCCGGATTTCTCGCGGCAGGGCGCGTGGCCGAGGTAGGCGTTGTCGGGGCCGTAGACGTGGAGCCCGCCGAAAAGATCGGCCGGGTCGAACCGCGCGATCACGCGCTGGCCGGCGATCGACGCCATCCAGGGCGCCCAATACTTGTTCCCGAGGAACTTCACGATGCCGGAGCCAGTCGCGGCGCGGAGCCCCTCGGCCCCCATGAGCCAGAGCCGCCGCTGCGCCTCGGTGGCCTTGCGGATCGGAGCGTTCGCATAGGAGACGTCGAAGACCTCGGCGAAGCTTCGGCCGTTGGCGACCTCCGACCAGCGGCCGGGGCGCGTGTTGTGCTCCTCGATGCCCTCGGCCACGACCTGGATGAACTCCTCCAGATCGATCGCCCGGCTGCCGTAATCCTCGGGCTTCGCCTCGGGCCGGTTGCCGGTATATGCCCCGTCGAAGCGCGGATCCTTGGCGATGGTGTCGCACATGTCGCGGAAGGCGCGCTCGATCGGCTTCGACTGGCCGGAGTAAGGCGTGGCCCAGTGGACCTGGCAGCCCAGCGCGACGAAGAGGCCGGGCAGGTCGTCCTCGCGCACCTTGAAGCGGTAGCGAGTGGGCGTGCCGCCGGTCAGCGCCTTGGCCGCGAACTCGCGGCCGTTGTCGAAGACCACGCGCTCCGGAATGCCCCAGGCCTCGATCATGTCGCCCGCGGCCAGGCGCACGGCGTTGGAGTTCGGCGTCTGGTCGATCCGCCAGCTGAGGATCCGGCCCGAGTGGATGTCCTGGAAGGCGACCATCTGCGGCCGCGTGACGATGCCCTTCTCCTCGCCGCGCTCGGCCGGCCAGCGCACGAAGACGTCGAACTTGTGGAAGTCGGCGTTGACCGCCTGCAGCGCATGAAGGTCGGTCTTGTCGCGGGTCTGAGAGGGATAGAGGCGCTTCAGGGCGTCGATGCCCTTGCGGGCGAGGATCTGGGTGGGTTTCGAGACCTCGGACTGCAGCCTCCGGCGCGCGGTGCGCTCGTCGACAGTCTGCCAGCCGTTCTTCGCCGCCACCCGGATGGCGCGGCGGTAGCAACTGGTGAAGCTCGGGGCCGCCGGGCGCAGGTAGTCGGCCTTCAGGACATCGAAGAACTCGGGATCCATCGCCCGTTTCGTCGGCTTCCGCGCTGCGATGCGATGGCGCGGCGCGAGATAGGGAAGCCAGTCGTCGCGGCGGACACCCTCGATCATGGCGAACCAGTTCCAGATCGAGCGGGGGGCGATCCCGTCCATGCGTGCGATGCTTTGCGCGGCCCCGTACTTGG